GGGTGGATGCAAGGTTGCTGATGAGTGTGTTCCTTGTAGTGCCTGTTATTTTAGCTGTCCCAGGCTTGAGTCGCTTGAGACAGGGCTTATTGGGAGTTTCCAGTACCCTGGTGCGCAAGCATGTGGCGAAACAAACCAGGAAATGGGTACTGGAGACCACGTCACGAAGGTTCAGGCGTTTTTTGATTCCACCAACAGCAGAACCCAAACCGCCAGGTGAACGGGAGGAAACCTGGTACACCGAATGCGTGGAACGCGCGCAAAACCTGATTCAAGACTGGGTCGAGGCCATGAACAAGGTCGTGCCGTTACGATGAATCAGTATTTGAACCACTAAACCACGACATGAACCACGACATGAACCACGACAATCGTAGGAGCAGTGCGCCTTTGAACCACTACACCACAACTTCTCTTACGCGCGCGCGTATGTTTTTTCGAAATCCGATTCCCAAACATCAAAACACAGATTTCCCGCGCGTGAGTCGTGGTTCACGTGGTTCACGCGGTTCAACCCGCGCCGTTCCTAGGTTCGTCGTGGTTCAAGTCGTGGTTCAACTCGTGGTTCAAGTCGTGGTTCATACGTGGTTCATTTTATAACTTGTTGATAGAAAAGATATTTTGGAAGACAGAGTGAGAAGATGGCTGCAAGAGAAGACGAGGCATTGACGCAAAAGGAATTCGCCGCCCGCCTCGGCGTCCGGCCTTCTTACGTGACGGCTTTGAAGCAACGTGGCCGTCTGGTTCTGACAGAGGATGGCCGCCGGGTGCTCTACCACGCCTCCCTGGAACGGATCAGGGAAACCCGCGATCCCTCGAAGATTACTCCCAAACCGCCCCACGCCGAACCAGCCCCGGAGGCCGCGGAAGCACTTGGGAGCCTGGCCGAAGCCAGCCTGCCGGACGAGCCAGGCTTGGACTACCAGACCGCCCGGGCCAAACGGGAACACTACAACGCCGAACTGGCCCGGCTGGAGTACCAGAAGGCCATCGGCCAGTTGGTGGAGATCGACTTGGTGCGCGAGGTCATTCTCAACGCCACTACTACCCTACGCACCCAATTGGAACAGATGGCCGAGCGCATCGCCCCGCGGGTGTTGGACTCAGCTGACGAGTCCGAGGTGCGCTCCGTCATCCTTGAGGAGGTAGAGCATGCTTTGGGGGATCTGGCGCAAACATTTCGGAGGTATGCCGCATGAGCTTTTGGTTCATTGTCCCGCGCGCTACTTTGCTTGGTGCCATCCAGCCGACCAGACCGGCGGTGCCGCGTTCCGGCAATCTGCCGATCCTGACCCATCTGCATTTGCATCTAGCCAACGGTGTGCTCACCCTCACCGGCACCGATACCGAGATCGAAATCCAGACGAGGGTGCCGGTGGAAAAGGGCGAAGCTGGGGAAACCACTGTGTCGGCCCATAAACTGCAGGCGTTGTGCCGGGCGTTGCCTGGCAGTGCCACGATCCTGGCACGCCTCGATGGCCAGCGGTTGCTGGTCCAGTCCCATCGTGGCCGCTACCAACTGGCTACCTTGGACCCAAATTTGTTCCCATCCTTCCGGCTGGGAGACGATGCCGAGTCTATAAAATTGCCGGCCGATGGCCTACGGCGGCTGCTGCAAACGGTGGTCTACGCTGCCGCCCGCGACGACGTGCGTTACTACCTCAACGGTGTACTGCTGGAGATCGCCGGAAACATCCTACGTGCCGTCGCCAGCGATGGCCACCGCCTAGCAGTGGACACCCAGCATCTGGCGGATCCGGTGGCAGTCGAGCGTCGTGTCATTTTGCCTCGGCGGACGGTGGATGTGCTGCTCCAGCTACTGCCGGACGAGGGCGACGTCGATCTGACCCTGACCAATAGCGCAGCCCGGATCGTCATGGGCGACGTGATGCTCTCGACCCGCCTCGTCGAAGGGCGCTATCCGGACTGGCGCCGGGCGGTACCCCAGGACGAGCAGGCCAGCATGACCGTGGCAGCTGAGGATCTGGCCGCCGCGGTCACCCGGGTCTCCACCCTGGCCCATCCCGATCATCGGGCCATGCGCCTGGAATTCGTCGACGACCGCCTCCGCATCAGCGCTGACAACCCCGATCAGGAACACGCCGAGGAATACATCGATGTGGATCTCAGCGGCAAGTTCGATATGGTCGGCTACAACGGTCGCTACCTGCGCGAGGCACTGGAGCGCCTGCACGGTGAAATCCACTTGCGACTGCTTGGATTCAACCAGGTCGCCCAGCTTGCTGCAGAACCGGTAGAAAGCGACCGGTTCTATCTCATCATGCCGATTCGATTGTAGGAGGATGCCATGGCAGATGTTGGCGATCAGGCCCATCAGGTAAGCGAATTTTTCCTGAGAACCAGCCTGGCCGACTGCGACCGGGCGCTGATGGTGGCCCAGGCGACCGGGCGGTGCCTGTGGTGCAACGAGCCGCTGGCGGACGGCCGGCGCTGGTGCGATGCCGAGTGCCGCGACGAATGGGAGCGGCATCAGTGACCCAGGCCGCCACCCTCTACGATGCATTCGCCCGCGGCATCGCCCCCAGACGGCCGCTGTCTGTCTCGGAATGGGCCGATGCCCACCGTATCCTCTCCAGCAAGGAGAGCGTCGAGCCCGGCCGCTGGCGCACCGACCGCAACCCGGTGCTGCGCGAGCCCATGGACTGCTTCAGTGCCAGGTCACCGGTCCGGGAGGTGGTGCTCATGTTCCCCATCCAGATCGGCAAAACGGCGGTGGCCCAGAACGTCCTCGGCTACACCATGACCGAGCGCCCCGGACCCATCATGGTGGCGCTGCCGGCCGAGGTGTCCATGCACAAATGGATCGTCCAGAAGCTCAATCCCCTCATCGAGGAAACCGCCGCGGTGCGTGAGGTCCTCACCAGTACCGCCAGCCGCGACGGGGCCAACCGCCGCGAGTTCAAGGACTTCGCCGGCGGTCAGCTTTACCTCGAGCACGCCGGCAGCCCGGCCCGGCTCAAGTCCACCAGCGTCAAGCTGCTGATCGTCGACGAGCTGGACGAGTTCGCCGACAATCTCCAGGGCGGCGACGACCCGGTGGAATTGCTCAAGGGCCGGCTGTCGGCCTTCTCCTCCGTGGCACGGGTGCTGTACATCTCCACCCCCACCATCCGTGGCCGCTCGCGCATCGAGGAACTGTACGAGGACAGCGACCAGCGGCGTTATTACGTCCCCTGCCCCCACTGCGGCCACGAGCAGCCCCTGGAGTGGAAGGGACTGCAGTGGCTCACCGACGAGCACAAGCAGATCCAGAGCATCGCCTACGTCTGCCGCGAATGCGGGGCGCTGATCGACGAGCGCCACAAACCGGCCATGCTCGCAGCCGGACGCTGGGTGCCGGAAAACCCCGGCCATCCCCGCCGCGGCTACCAGCTCAACGGCCTGTACTATCCCCTGGGGCTCGGACCCCGGTGGATCGAGCTGGCCCAGCAGTGGCTCAAAGCCCAGGATGATCCGGCCCGCCTCAAGACCTTCATCAATGACCGCCTGGCGGAGACCTGGGAGGACGAGGTCACCCGCGAGCTGCGCACCCACGCCATCGCCGACCGGGCCGAACCCTATCCGCTGCGCCATGCCCCCGAAGGGGTGCTGGCGGTCACCGCCGGGGTGGATACCCAGGACGACCGCCTCGAGTGCATCATCGTCGGCTGGGGCCGTGGCATGCGGGCCTGGGTGCTGGATTACGCCGTCCTCCCCGGCGATCCGGCCGAGGGGGCAGTTTGGGCCGCGCTCACCGATCTGCTCAACCGACCCTTAGAGCACGCATCCGGCGCCCGCCTTCGCGTCCTGGCCACCGCCATCGACATGGGCGGCCACCGCACCGAGGCGGTCAAGGCCTACGTCCGCGAGCGGCGCATCGCCCGCCCCATGGCCATCCACGGGGCGACGGCCAATACCGCCCCGATCCTCGGCAAGCCCAAGCTGGTGGACCTGACCTGGAGGGGGCGGCTGGACAAACGCGGCGTGATGATCTGGCAGGTGGGTACGGTGGCGGCCAAGCATTGGCTCTACGCCCGCCTGGCCAAGGATGCCCGCCACGAACCCGACGAGCGCCTGGTGCACTTCTCCCAGGACCTGCCGCCGGAGTTCTACACCGGCCTGACGGCGGAGACCTACAACCCCACCAAGAACCGCTTCGAACTCAAGCGTGGGGTCAGAAATGAGCCCCTGGATACCTTCGTCTACGCCATCGCTGCCGCTCATCACCCGGAACTGCGCCTGCACAGGGCCAGCAAGGCGGACTGGGACCAATACCAGCGCCTGCTGGAAGCACGCCGTCCCAGAGCGGAAGGCAGCACTGACAAGCCGACCGAGACCCCAAAGCCACCCGTGCGCCGGCGCACCACCGCCCGGCGGCGGCCCGGCATCGCCAAAGACGACTGGGAAAGGAGGTGGTAATGATGAGAACGACGACCAAAACCCAACGGGAGGACGCTGCCGCTACCCTGGTGAATCTACTGACCCAGGCCATCACCCACGAAATTAGGATGAACGAGCAGGATGCCACATCCCTGGCCCAGCGCATCGCCGACGGCCTGTTCCGCATCGCCTGTGGTGAGAACCTTTACATCCCCAAACTCGACCGCCGCCGGCGCAACGCCGCCATCCGCAACGAATTCAATGGCCGTAACGGCCATGAGCTGTGTGCCCGCTATGGGATTTCCAAATCCCAGCTGTACCGCATCCTCGCCGAGGGTGGCAGCGAGCGGGTGTTTTGATCCGTCAACAACCTAAGGAGAAACCCATGAAAACCGTAATCATCTACGCACCACAAGGCACCGGTAAAACCAAGCACGCCGAAGCACTGAGAAAACACTTCGGCTGCACCAAGGTTATCGACGGGTGGCCGGGTGAGGGCGCCTTCGAACCCGGCGCCCTGCACCTGACCAATATGCCGGTCGAGGCGATGTCGCTGGAGGAAGCGCTGCGGCGGATGGACAGCGGCGACGATCCGGTGCAGCGGATGTCGGCTTTACTGCGCTTTGCGGGCTGGCTGAACAGCCGCCTGTTCAGTGAGGCTGCCTGCCGCTCCTGCCCAGCACCTCAAGGCCGTGAGCCAGATCCAGCAGCATGAGGCGCGCTTCTTCCTCCAGGTCCGGGTTGGCGCCTGCTGACTGCAGCAGATGCGCCAACCGCAGCAAATCCGCCTGGTTGACCGCGGCCAGACTGATCACGATGCTGCGCAGTATCTGCTGAACGACGTTCAACGTTTACCGGTCGGCCATGTCGTATCCTCCATCGTTTCGTTGGTTCGGCGCTTGGGATGATACGGCATCGGCCGATCCCTTGACACCCCGCGCTCACCGGGTCTATCCTGATCCTGCCGCCGCAAAATCGGCGGCTCGGGTCTGGCAGCCCGGTATCGGAGGCGCAGAGCCGCCTCGTTCGAGCGCGGTTTCTTTATGCCCGTTCGACGGTGATCTGTGCGGATTCACCCTTCGGGGTGAGCCGGCCCCTCCGACCGGTCCTGCCAGGTCCGTACAGGTCGCCACCATTCCTTCTGGCAGGGGAAGGTGGCGGTTCCCAAATGTTTCAATCGGAGGACCGCTATGAAAAACACCAATCTCGCTACCGTGGATTTCCACGGCCATCCTCTCGTTACCCTCAAGCAGGACGATCAGATCCTGGTGGCGCTCAAGCCCATCGTTGAAGGGATTGGGTTGGACTGGCGGGGGCAACGCCAGCGCATTTTACGTGATGATGTGTTATCGACCTGCGTGGTT